TTACGTTTGCCGCCAAACCTTCATTAATTTGCCTTCAACGCGCCTTGTTTCGCGCTTATAGCCGCAGTTTTGCAAAACATTGCTAATTCGCATTTCTTCGCGTTTTCCGATGTGGCGCGGGTCTAGCCCTATTGCATCGCGCAACACGTCACTGGCACGTAAAAATTCGCAATTTCGCGGAATGTCATTAGTCATCAGGTCAGGTGTATCGAGCCATTTCTCGACCGTCTCGAGCCACGCGTCCTTAATGGTGTACTGCTCATGGACACTTGCGCCGAGGCGTTCAGCATCGCGGAACTGGATACCGCCGAGGCTCTTAAACGTCTCGCGGGCTTCCGCCCAAAGCAGCAGCAGGTCGCGCTTAATGGCCTGCACATCGACGCTGGAAACCTCGACAGGCAACCACCGGCGGTTACCGGTTTTATCCGCGAGGAACTCGTCTTCGTTGGTGGTACCGATGAACACCAGGCGACGCGGGAACTGTGTAGCGAACTCCCGGTATTTGGGGATCCAGTTCTCATGCGTACGCGTCACAAATGCCTTGATGGATTCCAGCTCTTTGGTGTTAAGGCCGCGCAGCTCGCCAATCTCAGCGACCAGTCGCCCGCGCATCTTGCGCGCGAGGTCGTCGTCTTTCTCCGCGAACGATATCTCTGTGAAGAAAGCAGGATCGGGGCTGAGCGCCTCAACACCTGAAGACTTCCCGCAGCCCTGCCGCCCGACGAGAATAGGTACCATGTCGGCTTTGATGCCGGGCTCCAGCACTCTGCCCGCCAGCGCCGTCCACATGTACATGGATACCGCGCGGGTGTATGGCGTATCGGCGGTACCGAAGTGGGTATGGTAGAAATGCTCGATGCGCGGTACGCCGTCCCACTCCAGCCCGTTAAGCCAGGTGGTCGCAGAATCGAAAGGCTGTTCGTCAGCGGCCAGCAGCACCACGTCGCGGATAAGTTCGCGCCCTACTGCTTTAAAGCCGCGTTTTTCCATCGTGATACGTAGGCGCGCGTAATCCGGATCGGTGAATGCCTGCCACTGGCCGGAGCCCGCCGGCGCGAACATGATTTCATCGCGGAACTGGTCGAAACGAATATCGATATCCACGAAGTCAGGACGCACAACCGCTTTGGCCGCGTTGCTGATGGTCGCCTCGATGCGCCCCCATTTGTCACGCTCGAACGCCGGCAGCGGTAAAGGCTCGGCCACTTCGGTGCTGGTCAGGTCTTCAAAATCGTCCACACGATAGCCGTAGCCGTCGAGCCATTCGGTATCTGAAAGGCCAGTATCAGTGGCATGCATGCTTTTGAAATGCCCCTGCTGAAAACCGCCAGTACCCGCGGGGAAATACTTAATCGACGTTTCGCTGCAGCCGTTGCTGTACTCGGATTCGTCGCGAAAGGGTTTAAGGTTGCGTGAGCCGTCGGAACTGACGGATAGTGTCCACCCGTTCGCATCGAGCCAGTCGGCAACGTCATCGGTTGCGCCAGGGTCGTTATCCGTCAGGTCACGCAGCCGACGAACGCCGGCGACATAGCTGTCGACAACCGGCAAGCGGTCTTTTAGCGACGCCCAGAACGCGGCCAGCGCTTCAGCACCCAGCACCGGGATATCCTCGGGGGTAAGTGTGTACTCGTTGCCGAGGAGCGGATCGTCATACCAGGTGTAATCGCTGCCCGACGGATGGGGGCCGAAGGTTGCCACCTGCTGGCCGACGCCAAGCAACTCAATAGCAGCCTTTTTGCCATCCTCTTTAGGTAGCTCATGCACATGTTTCGGCACCGGCGGCGCCCAGACCAGATACGCCCGGCGAGCGCTGTTATCCCGCCCGCGGTACGGAAGGTAAACGCTGAGGTGTCGGAACAGCTCCTCGTACACGGCGTCCTGATGGGCATCGCTGGCGGTATCCGCATCCAGGGCATGCAGCGCGTAACCGTCGCCGCGGTCTCGCCCCAGGATCAGGCCAATACCATATCCGCGTCTCTTCCAGCGTACTATGTCAGCTTCGCTGGCACGGTAGGCTGACCAGTCTTTAAAACCGACGATCTTACCGCTGCTGTTGTGAACGCTCGGGACCTTACCGACTGATTTAGGGTTCAGTGATGAGTTTGGCGACAGATCCCCTTCTGAGGCTATCGGGATTAGGTTCTCTCGTCCGAATAAAGTCACGGCCAGATCCCATTGCTCAGGCGTCGTCCCTCTTTTTACGATGTCCGCCATGGGTTACGCCTTATTGTCGGTAGGTTGGCCATGGAGAAGCCAGTTAGGGTCACATTGAAGCGCTGCGGAGATCTCCAGCAAATAACGAGGCCGGGAGATTACCCCACTCTCTATTCTGTTAATCGCCTGCTGGCTAACCCCGGTGAGTTCAGCCAATGCGACTTGTGTCATGTTGAGCTCTTTACGTCGCTCTTTTACTCGAGTTGCCAGGGTCATAGTTGTCACCTCTTACAATTTTAGTGGTATTTAGCAACAACTAATGATGTTTGTCAAATACAACAAAAATTGTATTTAATAAAAGGAGGCCATAATTTCAACTCTTATAAGGTATTAAAAATGTCTCTCGCAGCACGCTTCAAAGCCCGCCGTATCGAACTTGGAATGACTCAAACAGAAGTCGCAAACGTAGCTGGGGTAAGCCAGCAATCAATCGAGTCCATCGAGAGCGGGAGAACGCGAAAACCGAGAAACGTACTGGAGTTGGCAAAGGCGTTGAAATGCAGTCCAGACTGGTTGCTGAACGGTAAAAACATTATGCCACTGGCTGAGGTCAGCACTCGCCGCATACCTATTCTCAGCTATGTACAGGCTGGGCAATGCACTGAAGCGAGGGACTACACCAATATGGAAGGCGAGTTCGAATACATTCTCGCGGATGCCGATGTGCCGGAAGCCTGCTTCGCCTTACGCATAGACGGCGACAGCATGCAGCCAGAATTTAAAGAGGGCGATATTGTTATCATCGACCCGGATCTGTGCCCTGCGCCAGGCGAATTCGTCGTTGCCAAAAATAACGGGCATGAAGCAACCTTTAAGAAATACCGCCCGTTAGGTATCGGGATAGAAGACTTCGAACTGGTACCGCTTAACCCTGATTATCCTGTATTACGCAGCGCGGAGCTGCCGTTACGCGTTATTGGCGTAATGATTGAGCACCGCATATACCGCCGTAAACGCTAATAAATCCCGCCACTTACGAGGGCGTAAAGCCCTCCACTTCACCTATCCGCAAAATTTTACCAACTAAATTTCATTAAATATCAATTAATTGGTATTTTTGCACCCTCAAATACCACATTTGTGGTTTACGAAATACAATTCAAATTGTACATTTACAGCAAATGAAGTACCGCTCTTTAACAAACAGAACCGCGTGACAGGCAAGCCACTGTGCTCCTGGCAAAACGAAATAGCACCCGATGGGATCGAGGTAAGCGCCGAGTCCGTATGCGTACGGTAAGCGTAGAGGACGACACCGCGGCGAGCTGACAAGTCACGCAAGTTGAAACGCCCCGATGATGGGGCGTGCAGTGAATTAATCAATCAAAGGCTTCGGGCCTTTTACTAACCCACTGAAAAAGGGTTTACCGCAATGAATACCTACGAACTCACATCGAAGTCCCAGCCGACTTTTGAAGTCCTGGAAAATGGTCCTGATGCGACAGACTATGTTGTCGATACAGTCAAAGGTGAGAACGCTGCGCGCCTGAGAGCAAGCTCATATCAGGATCGCAACGGATATCTCGGTTACGGATACACCATCCGACCTGTAAAAGCTTAACCCCATCCCCCTCTGAATCATCCATTGCATTGCTGTGTGTAGTCTTTGCCCGCCTCCCATAGCGGGCCTTTTTTCCTGTCGGAAAGCGCATCCACAAAGGTGCTATACCTCCCCCCTGGCACCGGGTGCGCTCCCCGACATGAAAAGGAGCGCTACCAATGAAACCTGAACACCTCCACCGGCTGACGGGGCGCGATGTGCTCCGCTGGCGCCGTAAACCTCAAATCGACTTCATCACCGGGCTGGCTATCGCACTTGCGTGCGGCCTGACCGTTTCCTTAATCCTTCTTATCGCGAGGGTCGCTTAATGCAAATAACAACGTATAAGGGCTTTAAACAAGACCTTACCTGCCGTGCCTTCCAGTTTGAGCTGGGTAAGACCTTCGAGCATAAGGGCAAAGTTGAGGCCTGCTCTTCGGGCTTCCATTCCTGCGAATACCCGCTGGACTGCTTCAGCTATTACCCGCCAGCGGAAAGCCGTTACGCCGAAGCAGTGGCAGAAGGCCAAATCAGTAAAGAAGATGGTGGCGACAGCAAAATAGCCAGCGCCACTATTACCATCACAGCCGAAATATCTGTGCATCAGTTGGTCACCCGTGCGATTGAATGGATTTGGAGCCGGGTTGATAAATCCTTAGAGCAGACGAACACCGGCAACCGCTCCGCCGCGAGCAACACCGGCGACTACTCCGCCGCGAGCAACACCGGCGACTACTCCGCCGCGAGCAACACCGGCAACCGCTCCGCCGCGGAGGTGAGCGGATCCCACTCAGTAGCTGCGGCGTTCGGCATAGAGAGTAAAGCCCGTGCATCACTTAACAGTGCCATCGTCCTCTGCTACCGCAACGATGAAGGCGAACTCATCCATATTCGCGCCAGCAAAGTCGGTGAGAACGACATTAAGCCAGATACCTGGTACACCCTGAATGCAGACGGCCAGTTTGTAGAAATTGAGGAATAAAACATGAGCTTAGAATCCAATCTCGAACTTAATAACCAGCTGCTGACCAAACAGAATGCGCTGCTGACCAAACAGAATGCGCTGCTGGAGCGCCTGGTGACGGCGCTGGCCTCTGGCGTAGCGCTGAAAACTGACGCCGTAACCTCGGCGTATGTGCAGGAGTACCGCGAAACAGTCAGCGAAACGAAAACCGCGCTGACGCTCGACGATCTGCAGTTCGGCGACGTTATCGCGCTGGCAACGTTCTACCCGGTACCGCAGCAAATCACCGAAGACATGCTGCAGCGCGCCATTGATTACCGCGACGCCGAAGCCGACGCCCGAGTAGTGAAGATTGATGCACTGGACAGCGCCCTGCAGGGTGTGAAGCGCGCCAAATCTCTACTGAAACCCGCCCTGCTCGACCTGTCCCGCAATGTTCTTAAGTACTGGGACGACCTGCCAACCATCGGCGAGCGCCGCAGCTTTGCCGAGCGCCTTCTCGACGCCGCACCTACCGAGCGCGACGCAGTGAAACCGAAGAAGGCCAGCGGCAAAGGCAATCAGGAACGTAAAGGCCCGTTCTTCGTCCAGCATAGCGACGGAAAAATTGGCGAACTGAGCACAGAAAGCGAGCTAAAAGCGCATCTCGATGCAGGGTACAAAGAGATCAATAAGGTCGAGTATCTCCAGCTGCAGGAAGCCGCCGCGGAAAATAAAACCCAGACGGAAGACAGCACACCAGACTTTGACGCACTGCGTAAACAGGCCGAAGAGTGCATTAAAACGCTGTGCAAAGGCGGTTATCGTGCTGAGGCCGTCGGCATCCTGGACAGCTTCGGCGCGAAAAAGCTGGGCGAAGTGGAAGACAAAGACCTCGCTGATCTGATCGCCAAAGCCGAAAAAGCTCTGGAGGGCTGAGTATGGAACCGGGGATTTACTTCGATATCAGCAACGAAGACTACCACGCCGGCGACGGCGTGAGTAAGTCACAGCTCGATATGCTGGCAAAGTCTCCCGCGCTTTTACAGTGGGTAAAAGCCGCACCGGAAGACGAAGAGAAAAAGTCAGCGCTTGATATGGGAACCGCTCTGCACTGTTTGCTACTGGAGCCCGAAGAATTCAGTAAGCGATTCATCATCGCGCCAGCTTTCAATCGCCGAACGAACCAGGGCAAAGCGGATGAAGAGGCTTTTTTAAAAGAAGTAGCCGACAGTGGTGCAACGGTAATGACCGCCGAAGAAGGGAGAAAGCTTCAACTTATGCGAGAAAGTGCAATGGCCCATCCGGTAGCACGCTGGCTACTGGAGTCACACGGGCATTGTGAGGTTTCGATGTACTGGAACGACACCGAAACGGGCGAACTCTGCCGGATCCGTCCTGACAAGTGGTTGCCAGACCATCGAATTATCATCGACGTGAAGAAAGTCGCCGATATGGATCGTTTCGCAAGGCACGTTGACGAATTCCGTTACCACGTGCAGGACGCGATGTATCGCGAAGGGGCGCTAAACGCAACGGGTGAACAACATAGTTTTGTCTTCCTCGCAGTGAGCGAAAGCATCGACTGCGGGCGCTATCCGGTAAGGGTATTCGAACTGGATCCGCACGATGCAGCCGCCGGTAGCGCGTTATTCAGGCGTGACCTGAACACCTACCATCATTGCCGCCAGTCAGATGAATGGTACGGCATAGAAACACTAAAACGTCCGGACTGGGCGCGAAAGCAGGACAAAGAACTCATGAATGACGAAGGCCAGAATACCCAAAGCCGTGTACTCGATGACTTCGAAGTAATTTCTACACCTCTCGAACTCCCGATTTGCGATCTACTGGAACGCGTCCCATTGTTAACCCCCGAGCAGTTAGCGGAGGTATACAGCCAGGTAGAGCGCATCGAAACCTTTTGCACGGCCATCCGCGAAAAGGTAGCCAGTGATCTGGCCGCCGGTCTCACGGTGCCGGGTTATAAACTGGTCACAGCACCAGAAGGCACCCCGAAATGGTGTGATCAAGACGCTGCGGAAGAGCTGCTGAAGTCTTTCAGACTGAAGCAAGACCAGATGTACAACCAGACGGTTATTAGCCCTTCACAAGCGGAGGCGCTATTGAAAGAAGACAGCCCGCGCCGCTGGACGAAAGTCGAAGCGCTGATAACCCTCTCTGATGGTAAGCCCACCATCGCGCCAGAAACCGACCCGCGCCCCGCGCTCAACGTTAACCCTGTAAACGATTTCGAGGACGTTTCTGATGAAACGTTCGCTGACGACCTCATTTGATTTAAGGAACAACACCATGAAATTGAAACTCAATAACGTACGTCTGGCCTTCCCTGCTCTGTTCGAAGCGAAAACCGTGAACGGCGAAGGCGATCCGCGCTTCTCGGCGGTCTTCCTGATGGACCCGAAACACCCGCAACTCGAAGAAGTTCGCAAAACGCTTAAACAGGTGGCGAAAGAGAAATGGGGCGAGAAGTGGGAAACCATCTACAGCCAGCTGGAGAAAAAGCTCAACCTATGCCTGCACGACGGCGACGAGAAAGCCGAGTATGAGGGCTTTCCTGGTAATTTCTTCCTGAACGCGGCGAACAAAGCCCGCCCTACCGTTATCGACCGCGACCGTACCGCGCTAATTCAGGCCGATGGCCGCCCGTATGCCGGCTGCTACGTCAACGCCGTAGTGGATATCTGGGCGCAGGATAACAACTTCGGTAAGCGCATCAACGCATCCCTCAGCGGCGTTCAGTTCCTGCGCGATGGTGACGCGTTCGCTGGCGGCGGAGTAGCAGCGCCGGACGACTTCGACGATATCAGCGAAGGCGCCGACGCTGGCGAACTGATTTAAATATGAAAAGCGCCCTTAATCGGGCGCTATTTTTTCACTCTATTCACGGGTAGATACCTGACTTGCTCTTTATCAGGGCCAGTCAGGTATCTACAGCCGTATTCAGTCATATCTCCGGCTATCGCGATTTTGCTTTGGCGTACGTCAACGATTTCTACCCGGTTGCCATTTGCAACATCGATAGCTTTATCACCTTTTTTAAACACGCACATATTCCTTTCTTATGAGGGCTTCTGATGCAAAGGATACTATGGGGCGACCTGGAAACCTATTGCGAAATCCCCATTACCAACGGTACCCACGCGTATGCGGAGGGCGTCGAAGTAATGCTATTCGCCTGGGCCATCGGCGACGAGCCGGTTAGCGTCTGGGATCTGACTGCTGGCGAACCAATTCCCAGCAGGCTACGCAAGGCGATTGCCGACCCCGATACCCTTCTTTATTTCCACAATTCGCACTTTGACCGCACGGTGCTGCGCCATGCAATGCCAGAATTAGCACCACCAGTTGAGCGCTGGCGCGACACAATGGTGCAGGCACTGGCGCACAGCCTCCCCGGCGCGCTGGGGGCGCTCTGTGAAGTACTGGGCGTTCCGCAGGACAAGGCGAAGGATAAAGAAGGCAAATCGCTGATACAGCTGTTTTGCAAGCCCCGACCAAAGAACAGCAAGCTGCGCCGCGCTACCAGCAAAACGCACCCGGTAGAGTGGCAGCGGTTCGTTGCCTACGCCGGGCTGGATATCGAGGCAATGCGCGAAGTGTACCGCCGGCTGCCGAAGTGGAACTATCAGGGCGCCGAGCTGGCACTCTGGCACCGCGACCAGCAGATCAACGACCGCGGCGTATGCATGGATGTGCAGCTCGCGCAGGCCGCTATCGAAGCCGTAGACCAGGAACAGAAGCGACTGGCAAAGCGTACGCAGGTGATGACTGACGGCGAAGTGCAGGCAGCCACACAGCGCGACGCGATGATTAAGCACATCGTCGAATCATACGGTGTTGAGCTGCCGGATATGCAGCGCAGCACACTGGAACGCCGTATTGCCGACCCGGATCTGCCGTCGCCGGTTAAAGAGCTGCTGGCTATCCGCCTTCAGGCCAGCACGACGAGCACCAGTAAGTATAAATCGCTGATGAAGGGCATCAGCCGCGACGGCCGACTGCGTGGCACGCTGCAGTTTTGCGGCGCATCGCGAACCGGGCGCTGGGCCGGGCGGTTATTCCAGCCGCAGAACCTGCCCCGCCCGACTCTCGAGCAGGAACGCATCGACGAGGGTATCGAAGCGCTGAAATCCGGCTGCGCCGATCTGCTGTTTGATAACGTCATGGAGCTGACCAGCTCGGCGCTTCGCGGCTGCATTATGGCACCGGCGGGTAAAAAGCTGGTCGTTTCCGACCTGTCGAACATCGAAGGCCGAAAGTTGGCCTGGCTTGCCGGTGAGCAGTGGAAGCTGGCAGCTTTCCGGCAGTATGACGAAGGTACCGGCCCCGACCTCTACAAACTAGCCTACGCCAAAGCGTTCAACATCACCCCGGATGAAGTAACCAAATACCAGCGTCAGATCGGCAAGGTGATGGAGCTGGGCCTCGGCTTTGGCGGAGGCGTCGCGGCGTTCCTGACCTTCGCGCTGGTCTATGGCCTCGACCTCGAGGAGCTGGCAACCGCCGCGCTGCCGAATATTCCGCGCGATGTGCAGCGCGAGGCTAAGAGCTGGTATGACGAATCGGTGAAACGCAAAGCGACGTACGGGCTATCGGAGCGCGTCTTCATCGCTTGCGATTCGCTTAAGCGCCTGTGGCGCAGGGCGCACCCGGAAACTTGCGATTTCTGGTACCAGCTCGAGCGCACCGTCCGTGCCGCCATCGCTACCCCTAAGAAAACGCTCTATTGCGGCTATCTGAAAGTGCGCCGCGATGGCGCATGGCTGCGTATCCAGTTGCCGTCCGGGCGAGCACTCTGCTACCCGTCACCGACGATCGAGAAGGGAAACATCACCTACATGGGGATTAACTCCTACTCGCGGAAATGGCAACGGCTAAAAACCTACGGCGGAAAGCTGGTCGAAAACGTCACGCAGGCCGCCGCCCGCGACGTTCTGGCCGGGAACATGCCGCTGATCGAGAACGCCGGATACAGCATTGTGCTCACCGTGCACGATGAAGTTATTTGCGAAGCGCAGGACACCGACGACTACACCGACGCCGCACTCTCTTCCCTGCTCTCCACTAACCCCGAATGGGCGCCCGATATCCCGCTGAACGCTGGCGGCTTTGAGGCGTATCACTACCGTAAGGACTAAACGCTATGGCACAAGGTAACGTCGAAAACTTCGCAATTATTGTGTTAATCAACGGTCGGACATCGCAGGTCGAACTGACCACATCGCAAAAACGCCTGTTTGCCAAAGTCACATTGGGTGCGCTACAGAACTCCGACCAAATCCGGCTGATGCCTATCGACGATATGGTAAAGCTGGAACCAGACCACGAAGCTTTTTCCACTGATTGAGGTAACCCCTATGTCATTCAAATACAAAGACAGCCCGCTGTATTACCGGTCTGCGCGGGAAGCCATACAGCTGGAAAAAGCTGGTGAATATGACCGCGCGGCGAAGGTCTGGGCGAAAGCCAACCGCGAATCGCGCAACGAACTTAATCAGGAATGGAGCGAACGGCGGAATGATTTCTGCCTGATGCAGAACATGCGCGAACGGCGCAAGGCGGTGGACGATGAGCTATCGAGCTAAGGTCTTTCTGGCGCTGCTGGTAACGCTGGCCTGCTTCTGGGCGCTGTTGTCGTGGGCCATTGCGGAGGTGTTATGACAATCGTGAAAACGCATACCGGGACCGTTATCACCGTCGACGGACCGAAGACCGTGAAACTGAGCGAGACGAAAGCTATGTGGGTAGTCGGCAAGAATGAGTGCTACCACAAAGAAACCGGCCGCCGCCATTTCGCAGAGCGTACGCGCCGGCGTTTGCTGCTCGAATCCATCCGGCCGATCGAGGGGGCCAGTCATGCTCCCCGGGATAAAAGCTGATGGCCTACGAACGCGAAAGCCTCATCGAAAAGCACCTCGCCGCGGCGGTTAAAGCCGCTGGCGGGGTAGCCTATAAGTTCGTGTCGCCCGGCCGCCGTTCGGTTCCCGATCGCATCGTGCTGCTGCCCGGTGGTCGTATCGTTTTCGTGGAATGCAAAGCACCCGGCAAAGCACCACGTGCCGACCAGCTGCGCGAGCATGAACGGCTGCGCGCGCTGGGCTTTAACGTGGTGGTGCTGGATAGCAAAGATCTGGAGGGGATTATTTAGTTCCATTCACACCGGGCGTAATACTGCCCTGAGGGTAATTGTTTATAAGTCACGGTACCGCCCTGGGCGTATGTGTAGGCATGGATTTTAGTCCAAAAATCACCATAGTTGAGTATAAGAGCAAGTACCTCTTTATCTTGAATGATGACTGTGGGAGGAAGTTGGAACCCCTTATTGAGATATTTTTTCAAGCCCTGGAAGGTTTCAAACTCAGTGCTGTTACCGCCTACCTCCAAAGCATCTAACTCAAATTCAAGTACGCCGCCGTTCTTATAGTAATCCTGAACAGTCAACCCGGTTGTTAACAAAGTAGCCATTGAACAATACTCCTGATATTTAAAGGGTTACATTATGCCCAAAGTATTTACGCCCCGCCCCTACCAAGATCTAATTATCAACCACGAAATCGACACTCCCCGCTGCAACGTCTGGGCGGGTATGGGCATGGGCAAAACCGTAGCGACGTTGACCGCGCTGGAAGATCTCTTCATGTGCGGCGCGGAAACTCAGCCGGCGCTGGTCCTCGCGCCGCTGCGCGTGGCGGCCAGCACCTGGCCTGATGAGGCTGTAAAGTGGGGCCATCTGCGCAATATCGAGGTGCAACCGGTCGTCGGTACCGCCAAAGCACGCGCTGCGGCACTGGCAAACCGCAACGCCAGCGTGTTCACCATCAACTACGACAATCTGGCGTGGCTCGTCGAAGAGCTCGGCGGCCGCTGGCCGTTCGGTACCGTCATTCCCGACGAAAGCACCCGGCTAAAATCGTTCCGGCTGCGCGGCGGAGGTAAGCGCGCGGCGGCGCTCGGCAAAGTGGCGCATAAGCACGTCCACCGCTGGATGAACCTCACCGGCACGCCGGCGCCAAACGGCCTGGTGGATTTGTGGGGTCAGGCGTGGTTTGTCGATCAGGGCCAACGCCTCGGGCGCACTTACGGTGCGTTTACCTCTCGTTGGTTTAACTCGATACAGTTTCCGGGTCAGAGCTGGACAAAGCTGGAGCCGTTCGCGCACTCGCAGGGCGAGATACAGCGTGCGCTGGCCGATGTGACTATCTCGCTCGACGCTGCCGACTGGTTCGATATCAAAGAGCCCATCCATAACGTGATCCGCGTGGACATGCCACCAAAGGCGCGCCAGCAGTATCGCGAGATGGAAAAAGAAATGTTCCTCGAGCTGAACGGCGAAGGCATCGAAGCGCCGAACGCTGCGGCCAAAACCGTTAAGTGTCTGCAAATCGCCAGCGGCGCGGTGTACACCGACGACGCCGGGAGCTGGGCGGAACTGCACGACGCCAAGCTGCAGGCGCTGGACAGCATTCTCACGGAGGCCGCGGGCGCGCCGGTACTGGTCGCCTATCACTGGAAGCACGACCTCGAGCGGCTGCTCAAAGCGTTTCCGCGCGGCCGGCACCTCGACCAGGATCCGCAGACGCTGCGCGACTGGAACACCGGCAAAATACCGGTCTTGTTCACCCACCCTGCCAGCGCCGGCCACGGCCTGAATATGCAGGACGGCGGCAACATACTGGTGTTTTTCTCGCACTGGTGGGACCTGGAGCAGTACCAGCAAATTATCGAACGTATCGGGCCAACCCGGCAGATTCAGGCCGGACACAACCGCCCGGTATTCATACACCACATTATCGCCGCCGGCACTATGGATGAAATGGTGATGGAACGGCGCAACTCAAAACGTACAGTGCAGGATATCCTGCTCGATGCCATGAAAAAAAGAGGCCAGTAGGCCGTAGGAGGTGGTTAGTGGCCAGCATTGAAATGATAACCGAGAAAGAAGTGATGCAGATGATGCGCATTTCATCGCGTATGACCATATGGAAATACACCGAGCGTTATAATTTCCCAAAACCGATACGCACCCACCCCAAACAATACCTGCTGTCTGAGGTGGAAGCATGGATCTTAAACGGCGGTATCAACCCGAAATCTTCTTGA